AATCCGTCGCTTTATCATCGGACCACAGATCTTCACCCTGATCAAGAGTGCGTTGATGGATCCTGAATTGGAAAACTTGCCCACAGACATCATGAGTGGGTTGGACTTCCGTATCACCAAGACACAGAAGGGCGGCTACGCTGATTACAACACTTCAAAGTGGGCTAGAAAAGAATCCGCACTCACAGAAGAAGAACAAGCAGCCATTGAAACACACGGCTTGTTTGACTTGAGCACATTCTTGCCCAAGAAGCCCACTGATGTGGAACTGCGTGTGATGAAAGAAATGTTTGAAGCATCAGTGGATGGCAAAGCGTTCGACATGGAGCGTTGGGGACAATACTTCCGTCCTGCTGGTATGCAAGCACCTGCTGGTGCAGCCGCAGCAGATGTGGACGAAGATGTTCCGGTGATCAAAGCAGCACCTGCAGCCAAGGCACCTGTGAGTGACTTTGACGACGAAGACACTCCTGTGGCAACAGCACCAGTGGCCAAGCCAGCAGAAGGCAACAAGAAAGCCGAGGACATCTTGGCCATGATCCGCAGTCGCCAGAACAAGTAACCGCAGTGATCGAGTTTGATGAGATTTTCGTTGGTTTTTGAAAATTCTGGCGATACTATTCCCGTCGACTCGATCAATCAAGAGCTGTTGGAATATTATGTAGATCAGATGGATCAGCTGGGACTTAATAAGTTTCTAGCCGATCCATCAACTGGTAATTGTATTTTGGGACATGTAAATAGCCTAGCTCAACACATCGTGGAAATTAACAATATTCCTATTCGTGAGGTGATTGGGTATGACATACCAACTTACCGCGTTGAAGACTATCTGGATCAAGCATTGTTAAATCAACTGCATGCTGATTGGGTAAACTCCTGGGTAAAAAAATACAATATCTCTGAAAAATTGCAATCACACAGATCTCAGTTGGTTAAAACAATACATGATATGTATCCAGATGATATCCCAACTCCGATGATAGGAGATGTGTTGCAAAAGTTAGAGATTGACGATGTCTACTGTAAAATCAATGACGGGGTGCATGAGGTCGAGCATCAATTTGATAACATACAATTTTACTGCGAAGGGTATAGATCATTATTCATTGGTAATCCCTTTCCAAAAAAACATGTGACCAATGACATCTGTAATTTCAGATTAGGACAACACATTCGAGGAAGGATTCTTCGTAACAAATATCGAAATTTTGATATGAAACTGTTGGCCCAGGATGAAAACACATTTGATAACTTTTATGGAATTGTAGAAATCAGTTTAAAACCTCCTGAGACCATGCCTTACAGCAAGGAATACACACAGTGGTGCCGATCACACAACAGAGAACCAACAGGCGACTATTTAAATTTTGGGAACATAGTTGATTTGATTGATAAGTTAACAATGTATAGACAGATCATATTTAGAAACTTGTTGAATAAAAACAGTTTTTCAATTCATTTAAAAAGAGGATAATATGGGAAAACCATTTGACGTAAGCAAATTCCGTAAGGAAATCACCAAGTCAATCGAAGGATTGAGCATTGGTTTTAACGATCCAACAGATTGGATCTCCACAGGCAACTATGCCTTGAACTACTTGATCTCAGGAGACTTTAACAAAGGTATCCCAATGGGTAAAGTCACTGTGTTCGCCGGTGAATCAGGTGCAGGCAAAAGTTACATCTGCTCCGGCAACATCATCAAGAACGCACAGGCACAGGGCATCTATGTGGTGTTGATTGACAGTGAAAACGCACTTGACGAAGACTGGCTCAAAGCCCTGGGCGTGGATACCAGCGATAGCAAACTGCTCAAACTCAGCATGGCCATGATCGATGACGTGGCCAAAGCTATCTCCACATTCATGAGCGACTACAAGGCTCTGCCAGATGGTGAGCGTCCCAAAGTCATGTTTGTGATTGACAGTCTAGGCATGCTGCTCACACCCACTGATGTGAATCAGTTTGACGCAGGCGAGATGAAAGGTGACCTGGGTCGTAAACCCAAAGCACTTACCAGTCTTGTGCGTAATTGTGTGAACATGTTTGGTGCATACAATGTGGGCCTGGTCTGCACCAATCACACCTACGCAAGTCAAGACATGTTTGATCCTGATGACAAGATCTCGGGTGGTCAAGGTTTCATCTATGCCAGCTCGATCGTAGTGGCCATGAAGAAACTCAAACTCAAAGAAGATGAGGATGGCAACAAGATCTCTGACGTGATGGGCATCCGTGCTGCTTGCAAGGTCATGAAAACACGCTATGCAAAACCCTTTGAAGGTGTGCAGGTCAAGATTCCTTATGAAACAGGAATGAGTCCTTTCTCTGGAATGGTGGATCTTATGGAGAAACGCAATCTCTTAAAGAAAGAAGGCAATAGCCTGGTGTTTGTGACCAGCGACGGCGAGATCATCAAGAAGTTCCGCAAGAAGTGGGAAGCCAATGAAGAAGGCTGTTTGGATCGTGCCATGGCAGACTTTGGCAATCACAAAGAAGAGGTAGTCACAGTTGAGGAGGCAGCAGAATGAGTGAAGCAGTAGCAGTGGCCAGCGAATTGTGGTCAGAACTCAAGCGTTATGTAAACACAGTGGATCGTGACGAAGCCGCCGAAACAGTGGTGGCCATCTTGATCGACAACGACTGTGATGTAGATAATATCAAGGACACATTCAAAGGCGACTCAGATATCAAACGAGCACTTACCGCATATCTTGACAACGACAAATCCTACGAAGACGAGGATGACGACGAAGATGACGGTGTTGACGCAGAAGAAGATTACAACGAAGACGACTGGGAAAACTGATGTGGTATAGCAAGGTAGTGGCCAACTTGGCGGCCATTCCTGATTTTATAGACCATTATGAAGCAGAGCTTGATGCAGCCAAACGAGATTGTAAAATATCGGGTGTGCTGGAAAAAAACATCACAGCTCTGCCCGGCATCACAGAACAACGCTTCAATCAACTACAGGAGATTGAAGCTGTTCTCAACTATCTCAACATCCAACTACGCAAGATACGCAGGAAACACTTCCAAAAGTATCTGGAAGGCTATGCTCGTGCTCTTACGTCACGTGATGCTGAAAAGTATGCTGAAGGCGAGGACGAAGTGGTGGACTTTGAAACCATCATCAACGAAGTGGCTCTGCTACGCAATCGTTGGTTGGGTATCATGAAGGGCTTGGATACCAAACAATGGCAGATGGGCCATGTTGTGAGACTACGCACAGCAGGCATGGAAGATATTACAGTATGACACAAATGCGTGATACATACAGTTATGAAACGCACCGCATTTGTAACAGGCATGACCGGCCAAGACGGTCCTTATCTCGCTCGGCTCTTGATCGAAAAAGGCTATCATGTGTATGGCCTTGTGAAACGCTATTCCAACCCTAACTTAGACAACCTGCGTTGGTTGGGTATTGAGAACGATATTGAGTTGGTCACCGGTGATATCACCGATGAAAACAACATGAATCATCTCATGCAAACACTCAAGCCCAACGAAGTGTATAATCTTGCAGCACAGAGCTTTGTGGGCGCCAGTTGGGATCTCAACAAGCTGACCACAGAAGTGAACTCCATAGGTGTGCTGAACTTGCTCAACGCCATACGCAGCCACAGTCCTAACACAAGATTCTATCAAGCCAGCACCAGTGAGATGTTTGGTAATGCCACCGAGCCGGGCATGCAAGGCGAAACTACACCATTCCGACCGCGCAGCCCTTACGGTGTGAGCAAGTTATATAGCCATTGGATGACCATCAACTTCCGTGAAAGCTACAGTCTATATGCCTGTTCGGGAATCTTGTTCAATCACGAAAGCCCGTTGCGTGGTCGTGAGTTTGTCACACGCAAGGTTACCGATGGTGTTGCCCGTATCCGGCTAGGATTGGCCGAATCAATCACACTGGGCAATCTTGACGCTCGACGTGATTGGGGATTTGCCGGAGACTTTGTAGAAGCCATGTGGCTCATGCTGCAACAGCCCACAGCTCGAGACTATGTGATCGCTACCGGAGAACAACACAGCATTGGCGAACTGTGTGATGTAGCATTCCGGCATGTGGGCATTGAGGATTGGCAACCCATGATCAAGTCTGATCCTAGATTCAAACGCCCTGCTGAACTTTACAGTTTGTTGGGAGATAGTTCCGCTGCTAGAGAAATATTAGGGTGGAAACCAAGAACTAACTTTGCAACCATGATCACCAGCATGGTAGACGCAGATTTAAAGAGGCTTCAGTCGGCCCATCAATCTACCGATTGGTAACCCGGATCGAATCTCACTTAATGTCCACTCTGTGTGACATAGTTGTTCTAGCCACAGATCTCTTTCGGGCATGCGTGGTTTTTCTATCAGAGAAAAATCCTGATTGGCCACTGGTGCTGCCATTGAATACGCACCTACAAATGCCGGAACACCATCTATCACTGCTTGACTACCCGGTCCGGAGTTTTCATTTACCACAGCCCAGGCACGATTTAAGTTGTTGCGGAAATCAAACTCATCATAGGTGTCACGCATGGCCTGTGGTTGTTGTATCCGAACTCCAGACATGAATGATAGCCGCTGCCGAGGGTGTGGACGAACCACGATGGGTCTGTCGGTATACTTGCGTATGTTATCTATAGTTTGCTTGAGCCATTGTTCTGCAGATGGCAATCCTGCCCATTGCTCACTGTCTGTTCGTTGCATGGCTATGAGAATGTGATCGCCCTGATGCCATGGTTGCAATCGCATGGCTAGTTTTTTTGGGCGATCGGGCTCTGTGCCTTCGCCCCACCAAGCACGAGCATTCACACCATTGATACCCATCTTCCAGGTCACACCACGCATGAGTTGTCCTACTTCCATCACGATCACTGGGCGCCCTGATGCTGTGAACTCTTGCCATACAGCTTGATTGGGAGCCATGCGTCCGGCCCATAACTGACTCCAGATCACAGCCACGTCTGCGGTGCTATCGTGCTCGGTCACACGTATACGATGTTTTTTACAGCCCTCCTGGAATGCTGCAAAAACAGGCACAGAATTTAATGCGCCAAACTTATTAAAGATACTGATGTTCATAGTGATAATTAGTATATATGCACTTTACTCTTCCATACGAAAGACAAGGTCACAGCCAATTTGGTGAGACCGGTATCATTGAACTCTTACTCGCAGGATTGCAAGATCCAAATCAAACCTTTGTAGAAATAGGGTTTGGCACAGGCAATCAGAATATGACCATGGATCTATTAGATCGCGGATATCGCGGGGTAGGAGTTGATGGTAGAGAATGGGAACCTGATACACCAAATCGTTGGGGTGATGCTGTCACTAAACTAAAACAGATGATCACCACAGAAGATATAGTGGATGTTCTACGACCAGTAGCTGATTGGAATACTGATTTCTTTAGCCTCGACATAGACAGTTTTGACTATGAAGTAGCTCGTGTGCTACTAGAAGCAGGGTTCCGCCCTGCTGTGGTGTGTGTGGAAATCAACCCGCACTTTGGATCTACCACACAGGCCAGCTTTCCTTATATCGCCAATGTAAAGAAAAAGACCTATGATCGTAGATATTTTCGTGGTGCCAGCCTGAGTAAATATACCAAACTGTGGCAGCATTACGGTATGGAATTTTTTACACTAAACAGCGTGAGTTATCACAATGCTTTTTACTATGACCCTGCTAGAGTCACTAGACCTGATGTACCAGTGATCCAACAGGTAAATCAAAATCATTTTGATTGGTTGCTTGCCCCCGAACACCCTAATCCTGATTCAGTGCTATATGATGATACTGAGTTGCGTAACATGATCTCCGAACATTGGTTTTGGAAAGATTATCAACAAACTATTTACAAGGATTTTAAATGACCAAATATGCTGTGGTGACCACATTCAATCAATCGGGCTACGACAAGTATGCCAGCCGAATGATTGATACATTCTTAAAGACTTGGCCCGGAGAAGTCGATCTCTATGTGTATACAGAAGACTGTGCGATCACACAAACAGCCCGAAATCTGCATGTGAGAAACTTACACGAAGTCAGTCCAGAGATAGTTGCTTTCAAACAGCAATGGGGATCTGATCCGCGAGCTCGCGGAGAAGTGGCTACAGGTCCTGCGGATGCAAAAGGCAAAGCACCAGGCATAGGATTCCGTTGGGATGCCATACGCTTCAGTCACAAAGCCTACAGTGTGTTCCATGCTGCTGCCAACTGCAAGTGTGATGTGCTGTTCTGGATGGATGCTGACATGGTTTGCCATAGTAGACTCAATGAAGCAGTTTTACTATCACAGATGCCCGCAGATGTGGGACTTGCTTATTTGGGTAGAGAAAAGAAGTTCAGCGAGTGTGGATTGTATGGTATGAACTTGAATAACCCTGTCACTCGACTATGGTTGAAAGAGTTCCAATTGGCCTATGATTCCGGCCGCCTTATGACCATGTCTGAATGGAACGATTGCTGGGTGTTTGATGAGACTAGAACAGAAGTGCAAGCCTTACACCCCGAGTGGCGAGTGCTAAACTGGAGCGCAGGATTGATTCGAGGCGAAGGACATCCATTGATCAACACAGTGTGGGGCACATATCTGGATCACCTTAAAGGCAATAGAAAAGCCACTGGGCGTAGCCTTGCGTCTGACCTCATACGACCCAGGCGCGAACGCTATTGGTCGTCTGCGTCGTCCTGATTGTATTCGGCCTTGCTGTGCTTGGCCTTGTAGTGTATGAGATGATCACCCAGTATGGTATGACGCAGCGGAGTTTTGTATTTCTTACCAAAATTCTCACATAGGTCAAATACAGCAGCATCGGGCACTGCTAACAGTGCTGCACCAAACACATCATTGTCATAGAATCTACGCAGATCACCATAGTCACGCTCATGATATCTACGGCAATATTCTGCTCTAAATGCAGCAAAGTCCGGATGTTGGGTATTCACGGCAAACACACCAGTTTCGGGTACTACCCAATGTCCAGGCCTCTGTTGCTTATCTAAGCTATAGGTCACTCCCATATACATGGTTAGATCTTGGCGCCGTAGCACTCTTTCTAGCAGTTCGATAGGCAAGGTCTGTGTAGTGATTACATCAGCATCTAACCATATGATCCATTCAGCCGGGCTGTGATGCATAGCATGCATCACGCTGTAGGCCTTCTTGGCAAACTTTTTCATGCTTTGATTTAAACTAGTGTCCAACTGATATTGAGCATAGTCTGGATCCAACTCGGAAAAATCTATCTGATGTATACGAGCATGTGTGGGCAACTGGAATTCTTCTACATAGCAGGTAATCGAAAGTTCTGCAGGCCAATGTTCTAAAAAACTGTCCACTGAGTCTCGACCAATGAGATCATAGTAGTATTGATTAAAACTGGTGATAACTTCAATCATTTGTTTGCCCATTTTTTCATGTGTTGCCAACAAGCACCTGACTGTAGTTCTGCATGGCTCCAATGGAACTGACTGATACGCTGTATCCACGCATCACGATCGGGCATGAGAGGATTCTCTATACGATGTATACCTGGAGTGGCTACATCACGAGCCTGGCTACGATCTGGATCGGTTAGGATCACTGGAATGCCTTGTATCACTGCTGCCACGCCCGGGCTAGAGTTGTGATTCACAACTGCCCAGCAGTCAGTGAAATCATCCATGAGACTGTGTGCTTCTGAACTGATTCCTATGCCTTTGAACCCGCGGCCCGCACACAGTTTCATTATTCTTTCACAGTATTTTCTAGCTTTTTTGTCACCGGGATGTGGGCGTATGCGTATGTGCCGATCACTGTATTTGCGTAGTTCAATTATGTTCTTCAATGCCCAATCTACCACATCCCATCCTGCCATGCTCCATCCACCATCTCGTTGTAAACATAGTAGTATGTGATTGCCAGTTTGTCGCCAAGGGTGGAGGTGAACTCCGCAATGAGCTTGTATCTGTGCCCACCGATCAGGATCTGGTGCATGATCGCAGTATTCACCGGTGTTGGCAAATATGCCATCATAACTGTAGCGTAACCAGTAGCCTGGATTAGATCGATTTTTGTATAGAAATAGATTGCTATCAGCTATCACGGTCCTACCACCAGCGGCGCGCTGCCCGTCCAGGATCTCTTGACGGAATTGTAGATGTGCTGCGGTTTTACCATGCTCATGCACCCAGCCCAGGATCACAGCTACTTCACTGGGCTGATAATTCATGTTGGTTTCAATCGTGCCCTGATCACCCGAGGCATTTACTCCTTGGGCAAAGTATCTCAATGTATCCAGTTTGTCTGTGGCGTTTTTTAGACTCTCGGGGGTGTATTGCTCTTTTCGAGGCAGTGTGGCAGTGTAACTTATCACTCTCATTGTTCTTGCATCAGTCTAAATGCTGTTCCATTCTTTAATTCTCTCACATGGTATTGCCCATAAGCCATGCTGTGACACCAGGCCATCAACAGGTCCTGATCTGGATAAACAGGATTGTCCATCAGACTCAGGTCTCGGTTGGCCACGGGTTCTGCTACATGACTAGGTGCTAACACAAACGCCGGCACCCCGGCTAGGATGCTTTCCACTGCTGCTATGCTGTTGAAAGTGACAACAGCATGCACATCTTGCGCCAGCACCTGACTCAGCGGTTCTTTTAACACTCTGTCTGATCTCTTGGCTGCTCGTTCACGCACTTCTACCGGACGATCGGTGTGTTTCTGGATTTCGGCCACTGTGTCCTGGATCCATTGTTGTTGATCAATACCATAATACCTACAAGGTTTTTCATCCGGTGCTGCTACAATGATACGATGTCCTGATCTCCTGGGGTGTATTTTAACACCCAGCCGGTCCCAACGATCACTGGGCCGAACTCTTATGGTTCGATGTTGTAGATCATTCAGCACTATCCTGTGATATTGTTTGATACCTTGACTATTTCTATCGCCTATATTGTTACCCACATAACCCGAATCCATGTAGTAGAAGTTGTTGTGATCCTCTAGACACTGTTTCATTATCTTGTGTTTGAGTATGCCTCGCAATACCAATTGATTGCGATCCGCTGCTATGTCGTAGCGATAATCAAAGTAATCTGAATTAGTGGGTGTGATGTTGGCACTCTTGGCCAACATGTTGACGTATTCATCCTCGCCGCCTTTGCTGAGAAACACCCATCCACTCATGGAGTTATCCTCTGTTGACAGTATTCAGTGAAGATGCGCTCTTTGTGCCAATCATCCGAAAAGTCCCCGCGATCTGCAAATTCGTGAAAGCAAGGTGTTCCTAGGGTGTAGTGGATTAGTTTAGCCAATGGATTGTATTCGTATTCCACATCCAGCCAGTTCCATTCAGCAGGCAATTCGCCTATACGTTGGTCGTCCAGCCAGGAAAATCTATGCAAGAACGCACCTGTGCTTTTCTGCACAAACTCGGGGGTCAATATGCGATTGCGTATGGCATTGCAATTCCACAGGATCACTGAACTCCAGTTCTTTCTGGGATAGTTCTCATTGGTGTTGCCTAGATACTTCTCAGTCATCCTGGTTTCATAATCGTGTTTGACCACTAGCACATCCTTGGTATAGTCTTTCAAGTTCCATAGTTCTGCTATGTCTCCGCGCAGGATCATGTCGCCGTCAATGAATATGGCCCAGCCCTGATAGTCCATGAGATGCGGCACCAGGAAACGTGTGTAGATGAAATGATTGGATCCATCTGTGTGTGTTTCAGCATAGTCTCCAAAAAGATTCAAAGCAACTGGCACGATGGCCACAGGCTGACTGCTGTTGCGTATGATCGAATTCACGCAGGTATGATAAGCAATGGCTTCTCTAGGATCATATCCCACAAACACAGGAATGGGTTTCATGTAAATATTTATCGGCGTATATAACGATAAATAAAGAATGACATGGCTTAAACATTATCGTGATCGCTACTACGACTTGTTAAATCCTCAAGTGAGTGGCGCCAAAAGAGGCCTGACAGAAGGTCTTTATCAACGGGCCGACGGATTTAATCTTGTGTTTGCATATCTGGAAAGTCTCAATCAACCTGAATATCACATCATTGAAACTGGTACCATGCGAAATCCCGGCAATTGGAAAGATGGCCAAAGTGCTAGATTGTTCACTGAATTTGTAGAATGTCACGGTGGCAGTGTGCGTAGTGTGGATATAGATCCTCTAGCAGTGATCGCTGCTCGAAATTCAATCCAATGCACTCAATTTGAAAGCACATGCCAAGATAGTGTGCTTTATCTAGCCACACAACTGGATTTAGATCGTGTGGATCTTTTCTATCTTGACAGCTATGATGTAAAATGGAACAATGATCACGACAGCGCCGCCCACCATTTGATGGAATTCCAAGTAATTGAACCACATTTAAAACCCGGTTGTCTGGTGGTAATCGACGACAACAGTAGATTTTTAAATAACAATCAGCGCACAGGAAAAGGTCATTACATTGCAGACTACTTGGATACAAAAGGAATCCAGCCTTTGTACGATCATTATCAAATCATTTATAGATTCTAATCATGATTATTGACACACTTCTCTTCAACAACGAGTTTGACATGCTGGACATACATCTAGCCATCACTGACCATTATGTGGATCGTTGGGTGATCCTGGAAGCCAGCAGAACATTCAGCGGCCGTGCCAAACCCTACAATCTCCTGGACAATCTTGGTCGCTATTGGCAACAATACGGCGATAGGATACGGGTTGTCACACTGGCGTTAGAAGAACATGAAACCAATCTCATATGCGAAACCCGCATGCGCCAAGCCATCGCACCTGCACTTGCAGACTGTGATCCCAACGACATTGTGATACACGGCGATCTAGATGAAATAATCAATCCAGAGTGCTGGGCAGATATTGTGACCATGATGGATCAACACGACCGACCCGTCAGCTGCGGGTTTGAAATGTACATGTACCGGCTGGATCAGCGTGCCGAGCGTGGATGGAAAGGCAGTGTGGTAGCTCGTCGACGCATGTTTGATACTCCGCATGAGCTATACAAAGGTGCCAGCATCAAACGCAAAAATAGAGATCATTGTGTGGGATTTCCTACACCTGTGGGCTGGCACTGGACCTGGATGGGGTCGGATGATCTCATACGCAACAAGGTTGTGAGCTGTATAGAAAGCCAACACAGAGATCCTGAACAGATCCTGTCAGCATTTAAACAACTGGACACTATCTCAGCGATAAATCACAAAGCCACCACACATGTGATTGATGTCAGATATCCCGAAATGGTGCAAAACATCCTAAAAAGATATCCCGCATATTGGCATAATCCGCCACAGGATTAGCATGGCCACACAAGCTGAAAAAGATCTGCACAGGGCAGAACGCGAAGCACATCGCGCTCACAAAAGAATCAACCCTGCACCTATTGTCACAACGGATCCTGATGGGCCCGTGGATTGTGCCTGTGTGATACATGGTGCAGGATACGATTTCACTTATGTAGACAGACTCTACAACATGCTCGCCCGTCATTTAACCCGTGGGGTGAGATTACATGTTTACACAGAAGCCAGCAGACCTGTGCCTGCTCACATGATTCGGCATGATCTGACAGAATGGCCCGGAGTTTCAGGACGCAAACGCAGCTGGTGGTATAAGATGCAGTTGTTCAACTCCGATCATTTTCGCGGGCAACTGCTGTATTTTGATCTGGATACAGTGATAGTGAGCAATATAGATTGGATGACTAGACTGAGTCCAGTATTCTTTTGGACCGTGAGAGATTTCAGAAGTCTTTGGAAACCGGATCTACAAACTATAAACTCTTCGGTGATGTATTGGAATACCACTCATTATGATGGTGTGTGGCAGAATTTCAATCAGCAGTCTGACCGTATCCGTATAAATCATCAACACGGCGGCGACCAAGAATACTTGAACACAGTTATACCTGCACACAAGCGCAGATTCTTAGATGAAAATCGAGTCATAAGCTGGCGATGGACCGCACTGGATGGCGGCATGAATTTTCGAAATAGAACATATTTCAGACCCGGACGCGGCACCATACTAGCACCCAGTAATAGTGTGTTGGTATTTCACGGTGACCCTAAACCGCATGAAGTCACCGATGCAGTGATAAAACAACATTGGAAGTAGATAATATGACAACAAGAACTTTGAGATTCCTGGGCACTAGCTCAGCTGCTGACATCACCGTGACCATGGGCACACAAATAGTATTTGACGGCTCGGTGGGGCCAGGTCCTGCGTTATTTGAAATCTCAGATTTCTCAATGGACTTTGCAGGCATTATGCCCATGACCATCACTGTGAATACAGGCACAGTGACCATGCAAGAAACCATGATCAATGGTCAGCCAATTCTTAATCCCAAGTATAGAGATCAGAGCAAGTTTAAATCTGCTGTGACCTGGCATGAAAAAGTGCATCTCATAGCCCAGTTGGCCACACCTGCTTTTTCAGAATCTGAAATTGAATTGTTACTGTCAGATCCTTTTTATATCAGATATCATGATGAAGCTAGATTTCGCAAGCAAAACCAACTCATGAACGAACATGGTTGCAATCTGACCATACGTGACTTGGATTCTTGGGCGCCAGTATGTGTGGGTGAAAGTAGATTTAATATAATGATCAATCACTGCCCGCAATCTGTGCAACGTGGCCCAGGAGAGAACGGCACTTGGCATTGGACCATCACAGCAGGCAATATGCTATCCTATGATTTAACAATTGATCCAGTAAGTGACATATCTCAATTCATGGGAGAATATCAGCTGCCCAGGATCCTGATAGATATGTTGCCTCGATCGGCGCTTAAAAACAATATCAAAATCCTGGATATAGGAGTGGACATTGGACAAGTGGCACAGGAATTATGCCAGCAGTCAATACCCAGTGAACTACATGGATTGGATGTGACCGCAAAAGAATTCAGTGTGAAACACAGGTATGCTGATTTTATCATCGCAGATATCACAAAGAAAACACCAGTGGCCGACCACACTTATGACCTAGCTATCTGTTCAAATGTGTTGGGTGCCCTGGGCGAATTTGACAACACCGGTGCATGGAAACCGCATGGATTCCAAGAGTCTGAATTACCAGACTACCCGACCAAGGTTGGTGCAACCTGCTTGGAAGAAATCTTGAGAATATTACGACCAGGTGCGATATTTGTATTTTCGATCACGCGAGCCTTTTGGCCTGAGTTTGATCTCAAATTAAATCAACTGGAATACCAAGGCCAAATCAAACAATTAAAGCACAGTTGGGAATATCACCAGGACGGCTATTACATGTTTCCACCGCGGCACATGTGCGTGATGCTGGAAAAAATTAAATAACCCAGCAACTCCCTGGTTGACCGGTATCGCGCTCTGCGTTATACTAGCCACATGTCAACACAAAAGCACACAGCAACTGAATTGCAACAAGAGTTGGAACTATCCAACCAAAATCGCAATTTGAGTTGGCAAAATGGGTTGACTGCTATTGTAACCGCTGCTATAATAGTGGCTTGTTAAACATAAAGGGCTAGAAACCATGTCAGCAATTCGTATCCTGCGCGGCGAGTATCGCGGCAAAACTGTTAAAAACCAAAGCTTCGCTCTAGTGTCGGGCTTCCAAAAGGGCGCAAAAGGCGGCTATGTCACAGTGCAAAACAACGGCACATTCCCCAACTGCCCTGCTACTATCCGCGTCCGTGTTGATGCTATCTCTGACTACGAGATGATCAACGGCGATGCTGTGGAACAGAACACACCCGCTGCTAAGGTATCTGCTTTTGTAGTAGAAACTGAAGAGCAAGCAATGACTCGCATCCGCGAGCGTTTTGAAATCCTTACTGAAATGTCAAAGGCATGCATTGGCGGTGACATCCGCGCAATGATCGTATCGGGCCCTCCTGGCGTGGGCAAGAGCCACGGCGTGGAGCAAGAAATTGAAAAAGCCACGCTGTTTGACAAGATCGCAGGCAAGCGGCTTCGCGCAGAAGTTGTAAAAGGTTCTGCAACTCCCATTGGCCTGTATCAAGCTCTTTACAAATACAGCGACCCCAACTGTGTGTTGGTGTTTGATGACTGTGACTCAATCTTGCTTGACGATGTGTGCTTGAACTTGCTGAAAGGCGCACTGGACTCTGGCAAGAAGCGCAAGATCTCCTGGTTGAGTGAATCTAGCACTCTGCGTCGCGAAGGCATCCCAGACAGCTTCGACTTCAAAGGCAGTGTGATTTTCATCACCAACATGAAGTTCGACAAGATGAAGTCGCAGAAATTGCGAGATCACCTGGACGCCCTGCAGAGTCGTTGCCATTACTTGGACTTGACCTTGGACACCATGCGTGACAAGATCTTGCGTATCAAGCAGATCGCCAAGGACGGTGTGTTGTTTGCAGACTACGACTTTGAGCCCGAGACACAAGACAGCATCTTTGAGTTCATGGAAACCAATCAAGAACGTCTGCGTGAGATGAGCCTGCGTATGGCGCTGAAGATTGCAGACTTGCGTAAGCTGAGCCCAGGCAACTGGCAACGTCTGGCAGAGACTACCTGCATGAAGGTAGCTGACTAATGCCCTGGGTAGCCGTGATTGCAGCATTATGGTGCGGCTACCCTTGGGTGGCCGGTTTGATTGCTTTTCTTTTGGTGACATGGTAATATGGAAGCTTCGATTGTTTGGATGCTGTTGAATGGTTGGTTTGCCAAGAGTGCCTTTGAACAGGGTTCTAACTGGGCAGGCTGGATCTGTTTGTTTTTTAGTTCTTGGTATCTTGCCAAGATCATGGTCTCAATCTTTTAAGGAGATGACATGTTTGAAGTCTGGGATGGTGATTTGTTTTTGTATACAGTGTCAGATCAATATCAAGCTGATGAAGCTCGAGACACCGGGTTCCGCGTAGTGCCAATCTCACAGGAATAATGGGTTTTGGCGTAAAGCCAGGAAACAGAGTCGCAGTGAATTTCTAGCCCGGCGACTCTTTTATAACAGGTGCTTTGGCACCTGTTTTTTTGACTTTTTGTCATGTGTATGCTACTATGTTACTATATACACTATGCCCTTCTGCTATAACCCCTGGACCAACATTGAAGTCAAGATGGACGGTGGTATACTTCCTTGCTGCAAGTATACACTTTCTGAATCAGACCCAAAATTCAATTTGAAATCTCACTCGTTTGAGGATTACTATCACAGCAAGTTCTTGGCTGAGATCAAAAAAGATTTTGTGCAAGGCCAATGGCCATCGGGTTGTGAATCATGCCGACTAGAAGAACAGAACAATATACCCAGCAAACGTCAATTGGACTTGGATCGCTGGAGTGAACATTATGAACAATATCAGCTGGACAGTGGACAATTACTCACTGCCGATCTTGTGGTGGGAAATATTTGTAATTTAAAATGCATCATTTGCGATTCGTATTACAGCAGTCTCTGGAGAGAAGAATATCGCAAAATATATGGCATAGATAATGCCAACATGCGTGCCGATCAGATTGATCTTGTGCAAGTGTTGACCAAACATGCTCCCAATCTGATACATTTGGATCTGTCCGGCGGGGAGACATTTTTGAGTGGAGTGCCAGAACAAAAGAAAATGTTGAAACATTATGTTGAGTCCGGGCAAGCTGCAAATATCACCTTGCATTACAACACCAATGTGACTGTGTTCCCCAACGAAGAATGGTGGGAATTATGGAGTCATTTCAAGGAAATCGACATACAGCTCAGCATGGACGGCATACAGGAAAAATTTGAATACATTAGATATCCGGCTGAGTGGTCCACGGTGGTCACACATGTGGAACAATACGTACAGAAAGAAAAACAACTAACAAATGTCAGACTCAGTGTGTGCTATACAGTGAGTGCGTATAATATCTTTTATCTAGACGAATTCTTCTCATGGTGTTATAATCAAGGACTACCAGAACCTTACTTGAACAGAGTTCTCAATCCTGTACACATGAAGCCCGGGGTCTGGCCCGACAAGCAAATGATCATTGATCGGCTGATGAAAAGCCGATATCTAAGAGTGAGAACCTGGTCAGAGATCATTCGCAATGTGGATGACAGTGAACACTTTGATGAATTCTGTCGGCGATTACATCAGCACGATCAGTATCGTGGTGTGGATTTTAAAACTGTATTTCCGGAAATGGCACCTTATATAAAATGAAAAGAGCAACCATAACCATTCGAGACGAAGTGAACATCAAAATCGAAGGCCTGGATCTTGACACTCGCAGAGATCTAGTGAAGAAATTCAAATACGATGTGCCCTACGCCCGTTATCTTCCTGCTGTGCGACTGGGACGTTGGGATGGCAAAGTGGCTTACTTCCAACTGGGCGGCAGCACTTATGTGAATCTCTTGCCGGAAATAATCCCCATATTGGAAAAACAAAACTACGATATCGAACTAGACGATCAGCGTGAATACACCACAACATTTGATTTCACACAAGTTACGGAGACCACATATCAGGATCGTAAATGGCCCACAGGGCATCCTGCCGCGGGGCAGCCCATCTTGCTGCGTGACTATCAGGTGGAGATTGTGAACAATTTCCTAGCCAATCCGCAATGCCTGCAGGAAGTGGCCACAGGAGCGGGCAAGACCATCATGACAGCAGCTCTAAGTGATGCAGTCAGCGCGTATGGCCGTAGTATCGTTATTGTGCCCAACAAAAGTCTTGTGACCCAGACAGAAAAAGATTACATCAATATGGAACTGGATGTAGGTGTGTATTTTGGCGACAGAAAAGAATATGGCAGACATCACACCATCTGCACCTGGCAGAGCCTAAACAATCTTTTAAAGAACACAAAAAATGGTGTGGGCGATTGCACTATACAGGAGTTTCTTGAAGACGTGGTGTGTGTTATAGTAGACGAAGTGCATATGGCCAAAGCAGATGCACTAAAGACCTTGCTCACAGGCGTGATGGCTCACATACCTATACGTTGGGGACTCACAGGAACTATCCCAAAAGAGCTGTTTGAGAGCCAAAGCCTGTTGGTGAGCTTGGGTCCTGTGATATCCAAGTTAGCTGCAAGTGAACTACAGGATCGCGGTGTGTTGGCGCAGTGCCATGTGAACGTGGTTCAGCTGGTAGACATACGCGAGCACAAGACCTATCAAGAAGAACTAAAATATCTTTTAGAAGAACCCGGCAGACTGGATGCCATCGCTCAGTTGGTGTTGCAAGTAAATGAAACAGGCAATACCTTGGTCTTGGTAGATCGCGTGGCAGCCGGGCATGAACTGGTCACAAGACTGGGTGACCGTGCTGTGTTTGTGTCAGGTGCAACCAAGGCCCGAGACAGGCAGGATGAATATGATGAAGTGGCCATCAGCACAGACAAGATCATCGTGGCCACATACGGTGTGGCAGCAGTGGGTATCAACATTCCGCGCATCTTTAACTTGGTAATGATCGAACCAGGCAAGAGTTTTACCCGGGTGATCCAATCAATCGGACGCGGAATACGCAAAGCCGAAGATAAAGATCATGTGCAGATATGGGATATCACCTCAACATGCAAATTCAGCAAAAGACACTTGACCAAACGCAAGGTATTCTACAATGAAGCCAACTATCCTTACACTCAGGAGAAACTGAACTGGCAATAGGTTGCATTCTTCACAACTATAATATACAATAAACTCATGCGTATATTAACCCTAGACAACAAACCCTATGATCTTGACCATTTGCCCGAATAGGTAGATGACATGAGATTCGCCATACTAGACAATTCAGACCCGGCCAATCCAGACTATCATTATATTCCCTTGATCTTTTTGGAAAGTTTCAGCGCACCTGCACTGGTGCTACAGATTGGTGATTTTAAAATCAAGATGCCGGTGGACTGGCAGATCCTGATTGGTGAACCTGATGTGGGAGATCTAGAAATGTTACCACTCACCAGCATAAATGATCGTGGCTTCAAAGTATTCCAATTCAATCCACTCAGCAGTTTCCGCCCCAGTTTTCCCGCCATAGAGATCGTGGATGTGTATCAAGAAGTGGCATGGTATGCGCCCAAGCTGAAAAATGGTCAGATGTTGTGTGTGCCCATCAATGACGCAGAGCAGCCGGACTGTGTGTATTTTGTAAAAGACATCAGTCGCAACTGCGAGATCGTGGATTACAATCGAGCCTGGTGATGGGACAGTTACGGCCCGGTGCCAACTATGTTTATGAACGTGTGGGCGATACGGTGTATCAGCGCGAAGTAGGAGTCAATCCTGCTACGCGAACAGAAGTGGGACATGACTATGATCCCAGGACCCAAGATGGTAGACCACTGCGTGAACACATACAGCAAGACCGACTCTGGGGTGATATTCGCAGGGCTGCCCGTGCCAATCCTGCTTTACAAGATATTCTGGATCATGCTATAATGGTGTATCATCTAACTCGAACTGACAAATTAAAATGAAAACTAACCAGTATACACAAAAGTGGACTGACCAGGATACAGAAAAGTGGACTGACCTGTGGCTTACCAAGGAGTATGAACCGGATGAATGGGAACGCACCAAATGGGAAAAATTGCGCGAAATGGAAGAATATAAAGAAATCCAAGAAAAAGTATATGAGCCTTACTTTGAGCTTTCCGGCGATGAATACCGACTATTCGAACAATGGCGAGACATAACAGCAGCCGCTGAAACCAATCCTGCTTTACAAGACCTGCTGGATCAAACAAAAATGGTGTATAAGCTGACCAAGATCAAATGAGCGACAAACTAAACATTGGCAATGAGATGCGTCAACTGGACGCAAAGAACCGTGACTTCTATGATGAACTCACACCAGAAGAACGCCGGAAGTTCTCAACATTCTTGATGGTTCGCTGGGGATCGGCTGTAGATGGCAGCAGAGAGATCCAGGAATACTATGTGCAGAGTGTGAATCATTATCTAAACAAACACTTCTTTACCATGCATCGACATCCCAAACTGCAATGGCTCATGGCCACAGCAGCCAGCCCAGGCATGGGTTCAATGCGGCACAACTGGATCGCACCCAAGAAAAAAGAAGCCGGTGCCAGTGCTATAAAGAAACAGTTACGAGAATTGTATCCGCATTTTCGAGATGATGAGATTGATCTCCTGGCTGAACTCACTGACAAAAAAGAACTGGCTCAACTGCAACGGGCTCATGGCAACGACAAGTAACTTCACATGTAGGTATTGCGACAGATCATTCAGCCGAGAAACCACGCTGAGTGTGCATGTTTGCGAACAAAAGAAACGCTATCAGGAGCAAAGTGAGCGCGGTGTGCAGTTGGGTCTACAAGGCTATCTAAAGTTCTACGAATACACACAAGGATCTGCCAAACTCAAGTCTTGGGATGACTTTGCTACATCGCCTTACTATCGTGCGTTTGTGAAATGGGGTAGGTATTGTGTGGATGTTCGGGTGATCCAGCCAGAACGATTCCTTGAATGGTTGCTAAAAGGCAACAAAAAGATTGACAACTGGTGCAGTGATCGTTTATACACAGAGTATCTTGTGTCACATGTGCAGAAAGAAACAGTGAATGATGCCCTGGCTCGCGCCATTGAATACAGCATTGACTGGAGCGAAAAAAATGGTTCTCCTTCACATGATTGTTTGAGATATGGCAGTGCAAATGCCACATGCTATGCTGTGACCACAGGCAGGATCAGTGCTTGGGTGATCTACAACAGTGAATCTGGGCAAAAGTTCCTATCAGAACTCAACGCAGAGCAAGTCTCAATGATATGGCCTTACATTGATTCAGATATATGGCAAAAGAAGTTTGCGGATTATCCTGGGGATCAGGAATACGCACGAGAGATTTTAACACAAGCAGGATGGTGAAATGATCAAACATGTATACACTAGTGGACCATATATAACCACAACAAACAACCAGGCCACCAACTACATGAACAACTACAGCGGTGCTCAAGGGCTGGGTAATATTCGATTCAACACCACACTTCAGGCCTTGGAAGTGTATGATGGCACCATGTGGCACCCTATACAGATGGGCACCGTGAGTTTGAGTCTCACAACGGATGCTGTGGCAGCCATTGCTTGGGCCAGTCAACAGCGCCATGACGAAATGAAAATAAAAGAATTGGCTGAACGGCATCCTGCTGTGGCCGATCAGTTGGCAGCGGTGCAGGAAGCAGAAGAAAAACTGCGTATGGTCACACTCCTGGTGCAGACATGAGCGCAGACATTGACATTGATGTGCCCAATAGGGATGCTGTGCTGGCCTTGATCCCACACATTGCGGCACGGCAGAGCAACGGTCGCCGACACAACTCCGGCATCTATGTGACCAAGATTCCACAAGATCCTGTGACAGGATGTGCGGCTATAGATTACGAAACAGCCGAAGCTCGCGGCTACTTCAAGATCGACTTGTTGAACATGAGTGTATACAACCTGATTCGAGATACTGAACACTATGAACAGATATTGGCACAAGATCCGCCTTGGACTAGACTGTGGACGGATACAGTCTGGGCCAGTCAACTGGTTCACATAGGCAACTACACTGAGCTATTGCGATCAATGAAGCCAGATTCGATCCCCAGGATGGCTGCTTTCATTTCAGTGATCCGCCCAGGCAAAGCACATTTACAGAATCAACCTTGGAACCTGGTGTTTGAGTCGGTGTGGGATAGTGATGATAGTCGGGGCTATGTGTTCAAGAAGGCTCATGCTGTGGGATATGCAGCCTTGGTGGCCCTGCATATGAACTTACTCAACTCGGCGAACCAGGGTAATTGATTTTCGTTTGCCTTTTCTGCGGGCGATATCATTAAGGCTGCACACTGGGCCGTGCAAGATCTCCAGGTCCTTGTTCACAAAAGTGCGTAAGCACAGTCGGAATTCTTCCCATTCGCCACGTAGGAATATGTTGATGGGTATGCTTCGATTTGATTCCCACCACCAAGTGTTGGCCAGATCAATATAGCGACGTTTCTGTTCAGGATCTTGTATCATACCAAAGTCGTAGACGGTAGTGATCACGTCATCGCGGTTTTGCACTATGCCAACATATTCCATGTTGGAGTACACACACAAGGTTATGAAAGGATACTTGTCTGCAAGTTTTTGAAATAAGTCGCTGCCCATATTGTATTAGTTTGGATATTTATACTCCGAGACTTCGAGGTAAATATCATTGGAGCTCACCACATGTATTCAACCCAGATCTATATCTATCAACAAATCCAACGTGTGTTGGTATTGGATACCACGGATGGTGACGTTTTTGACCGGAGGTGGGATCCTGTGTATGCTAAAAAATTAACCATCAACAAAGGTGTTGACAACGTGATTTTGTTTGAGTTCATCAATCAAGATCAAAAACCTGTGAACATCACAGGCTCGGCATTGCGATTCAAACTGATCAATCTAGCAGGCACAGCGCAGCTGATTGAAAAAGACATGGTCATAATCAACGCACAATTTGGGCGTGCCAAGGTCACATTAACAGCAGCAGAGACCACAGAGTTTCCGCCAGAACCGTCAAGCTACAGCATAGAACGAGCGAGTGGTAATCTAGTAGAAGCAGTATTTGTAGATGCTCAAGCACAAGGACGTGGTGATGTAGACATCGTTGACAGTGTGAAGCCGGCATTTGTGCCCAGCCAATTGGTCACAATTCCCACAATTTATGGACCAGAAACATATCTAGATCCTGTGTGGAATTCAAATGTTCCTGATTGGGCATTGAACCCCCCAGGTGCGTATGGCAACGTCTACAATGATCCCCAGAGATTCAGCAGCCATGTTCCCACAAATGGCACCAGCTTTACCACCTTCCAAATGGAGATGGATCATTACACTGGTAATGTCAAAGTGCAAGGTGCTCAAAACTATGAATCGGTATGGGCAGATGTGACTAATGTGCAAAGCTATTACAACAAAACCGGCACTGACTATATCAATGTGGCAGGATATCATCCGCTGTTGAGGTTGGTCAGTGACCAATGGCCAGGAACACAACAGGTTCAGTTGGCCACTGCCACTGCTTATGGAGCCAATGGTGTGATAACATCAATCACAGTGAATCAAGGTGGGTATGGATATCTAGCGCCGCCCAAGGTCAGCATCATTGGCCTGGGTGCAGGTGCTGTGGCCGAAGCAGAAATTACCGGCGATCAGGTCAGCGCCATAAATGTTATAGACGGTGGCTCAGGGTATGTGACCAACCCGCAGCAAACCAACAAGGTAGCGGTAATCGGTATCAGTCGTGGAGCCATCATAAGCATACTAGTTAGATGACATTTAAAAAAATCGTAGGGTTTGGTGACTCGTGGATGTATGGAGATGAGTTACTGGATCCAGCACTGAAACAAAAACATCCCGATGCACATTCATGTTGGACACAGAATGATCAGTATCGCAATCAATACAACTTCTTGGGGTTACTAGGGCAACACTATCAGGTGTCTGTAGAGAACTTTGGTATTCCTGGTGGCAGCATGCAGAGTTCAATCTGGACATTCCAGTGGTGGTTGGATCATGAACCCGAACCAGAAAAATGTTTGGTGTTGATAGGGCATACAGATCCGGATCGATTGAGTTTTTATAACCCCAATCATCGACAATACAGTAATGATCCACCGTGGAACCGATTTGTTCATTCAAGCTGGGCAGAATACGGATCAAGCGCGGTGCCAGAGGATTTCCGCACCATGGCCAAGTTGCATCTGGTGCTGTCAAATTGTTCAGAGCTCACCAGACTCAATTACTTACAGACTGTGCAGTTTTTTGATGGTGTGGCTGCTCGACAAAATCTCAATGTCATGCAGTTTCATGTGATGCCTGCTGAGGCCAAACTAGATCTTCCCACCATGATCTGGCCCGACTTCTCTACCACTGAGTGGTTCCGAGATCATCCAGGTAACCAGCGTCGCGAACTCATAATGCCCGGCGGCCATCCCAACGAGATCGGGCATGTGATGATCTCAGAAAAGTTGATTTCTACCATAGACTCTGCTACAATGTAAGGATGCTAGACATCCTCGGTTATCTGCCTGTGAAACGAAAAGCCACGCCCTCGGGTTGGATATCGTTCAATGCTGTGTGCTGTGCTCACAATGGCAGCACAGCGGATCGGCGCAGTCGTGGAGGCCTCAAGCCCACAGAAACAGGTTGGAGTTATCACTGCTTCAACTGCACCTACACCGCCAGCTTTATCCTTGGCCGTTCGTTGAGTTTTAAGGCCCGCAGGCTCTTGGGCTGGTTAGGTGTTCCTGACGCAGAGATCGATGCGTTGAACTTAGAGAGCCTGCGTCATCGCAGCATACATGGTATCATAGACGATCGACAAAGAACGTTCAATGCCCTGGCGGATATACGATTTGAAGAACAAGAACTGCCACCATTGAGTGAGTTGCTGATCGAGGAAGATTTTCGCAGAGACTATCTAAGGCAACGATGTGTGCCCGATGACTATCCTGTGATGATACAAGATCATCCGGAAAGAATATGGCAACCTCGCCCCAGTGTGATCATTCCATTCACACACAACGATGTTATCGTAGGCCACACACAGAGATTCTTGGACGACCGCAAGCCCAAATACATCAGCAACAGCCAGCCCGGTTATGTGTTTGGCACAGACCTACAGCACTACGACTGGACCCATGCGATCGTGACAGAAGGTATATTTGATGCGCTCTGTATCGGCGGGCTGGCCGTGATGCACAGCACAGTAAGTGATGAACAAGCACGATTGATCCGCAGGCTGGGTAAAGAGATCACAGTGGTGCCCGATCAAGACTTGTCAGGCATGGAACTGGTGGATCGTGCAGTGGAACTGGGATGGGCAGTGAGCATGCCACCATGGCCTGCGGACATCAAGGATGTGAATGACTCAGTGATGCGTTATGGTAGACTGGCAACTGTGCTAACTATATTTGAAAATCGTGAAACCAGTCGGATCAAAATAGAACTAAGGAAGAAAAATCTTGTCAAGCGGCTACAATAAAAAAGTTATCTTGTTTCAAGTGGGCGCCAGCGGTCATTTTCTAGCTGAGTTTTTAAATACAGGAGATATCAAGGTTTTACCAAATCGACGAATTGATCACAAACAAAAGTTATCATCAGTTTTTGTTGACGAGACTCGAGACGAGTATAAGTTCAGAGGTGGATGTTCCGCAGATTGTATAACTGCTATAAAGAATGCTATCGCCAATGACGATCAACGAATCATATTAAGCCATTGTGATAGTGTAAGTGAATTTCGACCACTTACCAACAGGGTCTGGATTAGAAAAATATTGCCAAACACGAATTTTTTTGGGTGGATAAAAAATGCAGTATATAAAACTCACGACGTTGATCATGTGATCAACCAACGCATGCCACAACAGATAGACTTTTATTTTACAAATTTAAAACATTGGTTCGAAATAAATCTTGCCGACCAAGACAGGCCCATTGACATGATCATTGACTTTGGAAAACTGTGTGATATACAGTATCTCACAGACTTATACGTATCTGCAAATGATTGCACCCCCAGTGAATCTCGAATCGAGTTTGCTGAACAATATGTTAGTAAACAATTTGCCCCAATGAATGATTGCTCGTCCACTAGCATGATAGATATTATAAGACATGTAGCCCCAACGGATTCTTTTGACATAGCAACTGTGTTGTTCATGTATGAAAAGAATCACCACAGTATCGATAAAAATCGTCAATGGGCACTCAATGACTTTCCAGACTCGATCTCACAATGCATTGAGTTTTTGATCGCAAATTCACAGAACTACTCAATTTTTTCAAAGGATTCAAATTGTTAAAAGACTACGGAGTTGATGTCCAACGCTTGTTCCTGGAGATGATGTTGGAGGATGCACAAGGCTATGTGCGTGTGCAGAATATCTACAATCCAGAGAACTTTGATCGGAGCCTGCGACCAGCAGCCGAATTCATAAAAGAGCACGGCGACAAATACAAGACCCTGCCGGACCGGTCGCAGATAGCAGCCACCACTGGTATTAAACTGCAAGCAGTGCCTGAACTCAACGAAGGCCACTTTGAATGGTTCATGACCGAGTTTGAATCATTCACTCGACGTCAGGAACTGGAACGAGCCATTCTCAAAGCCGCAGACCTGTTGGAAAAGGGTGATTATGATCCTGTGGAGAAACTGATCAAGGATGCTGTGCAGATCTCACTGACCAAGGACATGGGCACAGATTACTTTGCTGATCCTGCTGGTCGCATACGCCGGTATTTTGAATCAGGTGGGCAGGTAAGCACAGGCTGGCCACAGATGGATCGATTGTTGTATGGCGGATTCAGCAGAGGCGAGCTCAACATCTTTGCCGGTGGATCCGGGTCGGGTAAGAGTCTTGTGATGATGAACATAGCATTGAACTGGGTGCAACAAGGACTCAGTGGTGTATATATCACGTTGGAACTGAGTGAAGAACTCACTAGTTTGAGAACTGACGCCATGCTCACAAACATGAGCACCAAAGACATCCGCAAGGACATCGACACAGCAGAGCTCAAGGTCAAACTGGTGGCCAAGAAGTCGGGCAACTATCAGGTGAAAGGATTACCGGCACAATCAAACATCAATGACATCCGAGCATACCTGAAAGAGTATCAGATCCAAACAGGCAAGCGGGTAGACTTTGTGATGATCGACTACTTGGACTTGTTGATGCCTGTGAGTGCCAAGGTCAGTCCCAATGACTTGTTTGTGAAAGACAAGTATGTGAGTGAAGAACTGCGTAACTTGGCCAAGGAACTACAGATGCTCATGGTCACTGCATCGCAGTTGAATCGATCAGCAGTGGAAGAAGTGGAGTTTGATCACAGTCATATCTCGGGCGGTATCTCAAAGATCAACACAGCAGACAATGTGTTTGGTATCTTGACTTCACGATCCATGAAAGAGCGTGGCAAGTATCAGATTCAATGTATGAAATCGCGTAGTTCAACAGGCGTAGGGCAGAAGATTGATCTGGAATACAACATTGACACCATGCGGATCACAGATGCAGGCGGCGACGAAAACGATAACGGATTCCGCAAGCCCAGCAGCGTGATGGAATCTATCAAGGCTCGAGCCAGTGTGGCACCAGCAGATGCCTCGGCACCTGTGAAGTGGGAACGAGGTCAGCCCAAGCCGGGTGTGGATCCACTAGACCCCACACCCAAAATCACAGCAGATGTGCAAAGCAACAAGCTCAAGGAGCTGTTGGGTAAGATCAAAACTGGTTAAAATCTAACGGGACTATTGGCATCAAATGCATAATCTTTCTTTGACAAAAGACAATCATCTATGTGGTTGACCCATTGTTTAGTTTTTTCGTCAACTGAATATTCAGAGAGATTTTCTTCAACCCATTCAAGATGTATCTTAGGGCTAGGATGTTGATCAATTTCATTAAACATGACTGAAGAAATTCTTCGGTCTTTTTTTGCTGCTATCAGGAACTCTTTGCATTCGTTTTTAATAAAGTCAGTCAATGCCATTGATTCAAAAGATTCATCTAATATAGATTCTAAGTCGGGCCAATCTTTACCTCTAAGACGATGAAACAAATCATCTACTTCTATTTTAGACTTTGGGCTCAAGGTATAAGTTTGAGAATTATCAGCAAACGGTGCATATACTATATTGGATATCAATGGGTTATACAAAGCAAACGCATCAGAGTCAGTTTCGGGTTGGACCCATTGGAACATTTTCCATTTGCAACCGATCTGACTCAGAACATGCATAGCAGATGCCATCCATGCATAAGACAACATCTCATAGCCCTGGGGGCATGAATATGGGTATTCCGTTGATCTTAGGTCAAAATACCGATTGTGCAGATGCCCCCAGTTGTTCAATTGATAGTAATCAATACGAGACAATCCGGACCACATGATTATTACAGTATCGTTGGTATCTATGTTATTCCTTAGATTACATTCGTTTAACGAATTTAGTATAAAATTATTTCCTGCTCCGGCCCTGCCCCAATTTTGGAATTCAGAAAAGTTTTTACTTACGATATCGGCCCAGGTTGGATAGTGATACCTAGTAAGACTGCATCCAAAAGTAAAAAGTCTAGAATTTGTCATATCAGATATTTACTGGATAGCAAACATCAAATCAAATAAATAACTCAAAGGCCTGTGAACGCAATGCAAAAACGCACCCGTAGTCTGTTGGAAGAACTAGATTCAATGTATGTTGAGCGTGAACGCGACTTGATTATAGAAAGTCGCGCTTCAAACATCATTGCTGGTGCCATCAACTTATTAGAACAGATAGATGCTGCGTATTCACCGGAGCAAGCAGAAAATCTCACACGCAAACTGTTGAATGCCATCCGCACTCGAGACACAGGCAAGTTTGCCAGAACCGTAAGGCGTAGTCATGCAAATCAATAAACTGCTGGAAGGCGGAAACGTATTCAAAGGCTCTCGAGGAGAGCCACTCACACAACGTATCAATCGTCAGGATATACCTGCAACCATTGACTGGATAGAACAAGTAACCGGCATAGAGTTTCCTGAAGATCGTTGGTTAGGATCCACCGGTAAGAAACCATCATCCGGTGACTTGGATCTTGCTGTGGATCTCAATCAAGTCAGCAAAGAGCAACTGGCCGGGATCCTCACTCAATTTGTGCAAAGTCAAGGGCTAGATCCTAGAGAGTGGGTCAAAAAGGCCGGAGAAGTGCATTTAAAAACACCCATCGCTGGTGATGCCAATCGCGGGTTTGTTCAGACTGACTTTATGTTTTTCCCTAACCTGGACTGGGGTAGTTTTTTCTACTCAGGTGGTGAAGATTCAGAATACAAAGGCATGAACCGTAACGTGTTGATGTCGAGCATAGCTAAAAAACTAGGACTCAAGGTTGGTGCCAATGGCATGTTCTCTCGCACTACAAATGAACTGGTGCAAGGTGGCATGGATCCTGATTATGTAGCAAGTGTGTTGTTAGGGCGCGGCGCTACCCGTGACAATCTAAAGAATGTAGAATCAATCTACGCTGCACTCTCAAATGATCCTGATCGAGAAGCCAAGACAGCAGACTTCCGTGAATATCTAGCCAAGGAAGGCCAGCGCGAGCCGGACATGACTGTGAGAGAAAGCGATGCCAACTTCTTGGCTCGACTGCGTGATCGCATCGTGAACCAAGGTATGCAGCCATTGATTGAAACAAAGAAAACATATCAGCTCTACGAAACAGAGCCTGTGGCTGTGGGTGGCAAAGCCAAAGGCATTGAGCACTTGGAAGACTACGTGTTCCGTAGTGGATCAGCAGGAGTGGATCGCGCACTGCAAATAGCCGCAGCTTTTTACGATGACCCCAAAACAGGCACAGTAAAATGGGATGGTAAACCTGCCTTGGTATTTGGTCGCAAACCGGATACCGGAGAATTTGTGCTCACAGATGATGCAGGATTTACAGCAGCCAACTATGATGGATTATTCACCAGTCCAGAATCCATTGCCCAGGATATGGCACGTCGTGATGCCAATGCTACAGCCAAAGGAAATGCAGCCACCAGAGTTCAGACTTTATTGCCCACGTATCAAACCATCTGGCCATATCTTGAAGCAGCTACCCCTCAAAACTTTAGAGGTTATGTCAAGGGCGATCTGTTGTATACCACAACACCGCCGGTTGAATCTGGCAATCTAGTATTCCAACCCAATACTGTGCAATATCGTATTCCTGTGGCCAGTGATCTAGGCAAGAAGATAGCCAACAGTGAAGTGGGTGTGGCTGTGCATACCATGTATGAAGATGTGGATGCACCCAAACAACCACTGAGAGGCGTTAAGTTTAACCCTGTGGATGGATTGTTTTTGATCGAGCCCATACATGCTCAATCTGTAAAAAAGAATCCGGCTATGATCAAGCAAATCCGATCACTGTTACAGCAGAATCGATCGGCCATAGATACCTTGTTCAATCCAATGGAACTGCGGGCCATGAAGATCACAGACTTGGCCAAGTTGGCTATTGATTATATCAACAAACGTATAGATCCCAATCACAAAGCCTACACCGGAGACTTTCGTGACCTTGTGCCTGGGTTCATGACTTGGTTACAACAAACACAGACTCCTCAGAAAGTCAGTAACATCGCACAATACCTACGTAGTCCAGGTTCAAATGAACAAGGGTTGGCTGCTGCATTCTTGTTGTTTGAAATGCTGCATGATTTGAAGCTGGATCTACTGGGCAAGCTGGATGCACAGGTTCCGGGCAACGAAGGCTGGGTGTTTGCTACTCCTGTGGGATATGGCAAAGCAGTGAACAGATTTGACTTTTCCGCCAGAAACAAAGCGCGAAACAACCCGCCAACCCGATGATTTTTTGCCGTTTTCATAAATAAGAGTAGGGCAAAAGCCCACTTTTTAGGAGAAACAAAATGGCAGGATTTACAAAAGTCAATGGAACAATGCAACCAGTGTTCCACATGGACACAGCGAATGGTAACATTCAAGGCACAGCTAACATCGCCGCAACCGGCTCAGTTAACTTCCAAGGTCCCAAGCTGGACTTCTTCAGCTTGGTTGCTAACGGCAGTTTGACCACTTCTGGCAACGTGAATGGCTACATCAACAACCTGATGCAAGCCATCCAGACCAAGGCCACAGTGGCTATGTATCAAGTTAGCCCAGCAGCACCCACAGTGTTGAACCTGGCTATCTATCCAACAGACGTATACAGCAATGTGACACTGCTGGCCACTGCTAATACCAGTGCTACAGTGGCATCTGGTGGTCAGAACTTGCAGTTGAACTCATGCGCCGGTAACGCTGTGTTCACTACAAGCGCAGCAAACTTTGCTCCTACCTAATCCGGGTAGTAGCGAACGATCAAGGCCCTGGTTTATTTCCAGGGCTTTTTTTTGGCCGTAAATACGCCATGACCCTAAGCATACGAGTGAAGACTGATTTTGATTGTAGACCTACTGGTATAACTGGACACTTCCGTCCAAATATCTTGCCCACGACTGACCAACAAGGACAATCAGTCACAGATCAGGCCACTTGGCTGCGAAGTAGAAATCAACAACGCAACTGGGAGACCATAATGCAGTTGATCAGTCTTTACACACAACCCCTGCGTGTGAGTCATGTGCGATTACAAGATCGTCAGTGGCAGTTTGATTTTGACACAGATCTAGAAGATGTATTCCGACTTAATGATGATCCAGTGGGCCGTTTACGGCAAGCATGCACCGGCGTACCCGTGATAAACTATGTAGAACAAGAACTTACCACCTTGTTACGTCCAGATGTGAACATCTGGTTTGAGCCCTTGAACCATAAATAAATCATGGACACAACCGACATCGAAAAGAAAAGCCTAGAAGCCCACGTTGAGCTATGTGCTGAACGTTATCGTAGTCTTGAACTACAACTAGCATCTGCCAACAACAGTATCTCAAGTTTAAAAATCATGATAACAGAAGTTCATGAGATGGTGCAAGAGATGGGTGCCAAGCGCAATGATCAATTGATCGGCTGGGGCATTGGTGTTATTGGATTTCTTGTAGCCACAGTGGGGTGGATGATATCACACTACGTATTGACATGAAAGCCAGTCGCAAACTTGCTGCATTGGCCGAGCGAGAACTGCCACGTATCCTTGATCAAGTGATCATTGAGGACGGAGAAAAATATCGTGCGTTTGGAAAATACACCATACATCCCATACAAGGCCTGTTCCAAGTGCGGTTAAGAGACGACGCCATAGGAATATTTTCAGGAACAAAATCCGCGCTGGCCTGGTGCATAGCGGACAATTTAAACCATCTTAATCTAGCAAGACAGATCAAAGAGCTAGATCAGTCCCTGACGAGATTACGAAATGACATATATGTGCGGCGCAGCCTAGCCGAACACACATCCGGGCACACCTGGGAAAACTTGATCAACAAGACCACAGCCAGGCAAGAGCAAAGCCAGATCCTGGAAAAAGAACTAGCGAAATGTATAAATTTGGCTAAATACTGGCAACTACGAGGAAACTCAGATGAAACTAAACGAACTGGCCGTAACACGCCCTACACAACAAATCGCTAAAGTATTCGAGGGTCATTTTGATCAACGAATGCAATTTGATTCGCTGAATCGCAATCAACTGCACAACATGTATCGCCAAGTGCGCGGTGTGTTGAGCGAAGTGCGTTCGAGCCCTGCTCGCCACAACAGCGAAAAGAATCCCAGTTATCTCAAGCTCATGATGATGGAACAAGCCCTAGCTGAAAAGATCTATGAAGATGAGATGGGCAATACAACTCCACAGCCCGGAACACCCGGTGCCGGAATGAATCCTCAACAAACTGCTGCCATGACTGCTCAACAGAAACAGGAAGAGATCAAACAAATGGAAACTGATCTCCAAAATAAGAAAGATGAAGTGGTTGATCTGCAAAACAGAATCAACAAAGCCAAGACATCTGTCACAACCATGGAATGGCGTAGCCGTGCTCGAGCCAATGGTTACTACCTCAGCGAAGGTGAAGTGCAACAAGCTCAAGTGGTGTTGGCTGCACAAGACATGGTTGACAAGATGCAAAGCATGATTGAAGACAGCACCGAGATGCAATTCAAAGAACTGCCTGCCTTGGTTGACTCAATCAAGAATCAAATCGGTCCAGATCAAGCAGCTCAGTTCAACAATGACGCACAGGCAGCACTTAGCGGATTGGTGCAGAACTTGCAAGGCAGCAAGCAACAACTTGAACAAGCATTGGGCGTGGTCACAGGCCAAGGTCCTGTAGCAATGCCAGGCGCAGAAGCAGGCATGCCCGCAGCACCAGGTGCACCTGGCGGTGATATGGGACTTGCAGGGCCTCCTCCAGGCGGTGAAGAGATGCCGCCTGCGCCCGAAGCAGAACCAGGTGCAGCCGTACCAGCAGCAGCTCTAGGCCGCGGACGCAGATAATGCGTATCAATGAAGTAGAAGCCGACAACACAGCAGACAGACTCATGGCCTTGGCCCAGTTTGCTGCTGGTCGTGCTGAAAATACTTCCGCCAAAATGCAAATGCCGGTGGATGCGTTCATCAAACGAGCACAGAGCATGGGCATCGATATCAATGCCGATACTTTACAGACAATGGTGGGGCAACCACCCCTAAACGGCATATTCAATCCCATGGAACCGGATGCTACTGAACTCACATTCAAAGGCAACGATCAAGCTGGTCCGGTCCAAATGCCAGTGAACCAAGCACAAGATATTGTGGCATCTGCTGCACAATCCGCACTGAAAAAAGATCGCGGAGTTTGATCCAAAAGGATTGACATCGCGGAGACAATCGCTTACAATGTAAGGAACACACCATGGCTTATTCAGAAAAAGTTGTCGATCATTATGAAAACCCACGCAACGTAGGATCATTCGCCAAGGATGATACCGATGTGGGAACCGGCATGGTAGGAGCACCGGCCTGCGGGGATGTAATGAAACTTCAGATCAAGGTAAAAGATGGCATCATCACAGACGCAAGATTCAAAACCTACGGGTGCGGCAGTGCTATTGCGAGCAGTAGTCTCGTTACCGAGTGGGTTAAAGGTAGGTCGCTGGACGAGGCCGCAGCTCTTAAAAATTCAGTTATTGCTGAGGAACTCGCGCTGCCACCAGTCAAAATCCATTGTAGCATCCTTGCTGAAGACGCCATCAAAGCCGCAGTAGCAGATTATCGTAACAGGCATGATCTCGTTCTCTGACACAGCTCGAACCAAAATACAACGATTGCTAGACCAACGTGGCGGCGTGGGCATCCGGTTGGCAGTGAAAACTACAGGTTGCTCTGGACTGGCTTATGTGTTAGAATACGTTGACAAACACACTGCCGACGATACCACGATAAACTATGCTCAACCCGGTTTCTCTGTGATAGTGGACAAACGACACGAAGTATATCTTTCAGGTATGCGTGTGGATTATGTTCGCCAAGGTCTCAATGAAGGATTTGAATTCTCAAATCCCAACGAGCGTGATCGCTGTGGATGTGGAGAAAGTTTTAGAGTTTAATTTGTATAACCCACGATTCAATTATCAACCCATACCCCGAGTGACCATAGAGGGTAAACGATTCTATGCTACACCTGACGGCAACAACTTGCCATCAGTGACTACCATACTGGACAAGACCAAGAGTGAAGCCAGCAAGGCAGCACTACACAATTGGCGGCGTGCTGTGGGTGCAGAAAAAGCACAGCAGATCACAACTGAAGCTGCCAATCGCGGCACCAGGATGCATACCTATCTTGAAGACTATGTAAAAACTGGAGCGATCAAAGAACGCGGCACCAATCCATTCTCTTGGTCAAGCCACGAGATGGCTAAAACAGTGATACGTGATGGATTGAAAAATGTTTCGGAGTTTTGGGGCATTGAAGTTCCCTTATATTTTCCCAAGATCTACGCAGGCACAACTGATGGTGCTGGTATACATCTCGATGAAGAATCAATCTTGGACTACAAGCAAACCAACAAGCCCAAGAAGCGCGAATGGATTGATGATTATTTTGTGCAGTTATGCGCCTATGCAGAAGCACACAATGAACTGCACGGCACAAAAATACGCAAAGGCGTGATCTTGATGTGCGTGAAACCCAATCTGGACGAGAACCACAATCTCATCAGCGACCCACAGTATCAAGAGTTCGTTCTTGAAGGTGCGGAATATGATCGATACCGTGATCTGTGGTGGCGCAAAGTAGAAGAATACTACACTAGGCACATCTAGCAGCCCAGGTGGATTCTGGCTAAATACAGCACAGAATTAGGACTCCCATGGCAATAGTTCAAGTATCACGAATAACAAACCGCAAAGGTCTCGCAGAAAACCTACCGCAATTGGCAGGTGCAGAACTAGGCTGGGCCACCGATGAACGACGATTGTTCATTGGCAATGGCACGCTGCAAGACGGTGCTCCAGTGATTGGAAACACTGAGATTCTAACTGAATTCTCAGATTTCTTGTTAGTGAATGGCGCTTACACATACCAAGGTGCTGCTGCCGGATATATAGTGCAGACTGGTGCCACATCTGGCAGTCCGGTCAGTTTGAATCTACAGCAATGGCTAGATCAATTTGCCAGTGTGTTGGACTTTGGTGCAGTGGGTGATGGGGTCACAGACGACACAGAAGCCATCAATCGTGCATTGTATCAACTGTATTGTAGAGAATCTAACCCACAGATTCGCCGCTCATTGTTCTTTCCAGCTGGTAGATATCTAGTTACCGAGTCCATCATCATTCCACCTTATGCTATGTTGTATGGTGAGGGAATCAATTCCAGTGTGATTGTGCTAGACACGTCAAGTGCTACTTCTGCGTTGAGTGATTATGTAGCCCGCTTTGGTGATAGTTTACAACAAACAGGCGTGAACATCGGGACCAATGGTGCCACTGCCCCTACAGATATTACCATATCCAACATGGGATTTGAAAGTTTAGAGTTGGTGGATGTGTTTCTAGTTGAAGATGCATCACAATGCACTTTTGTAGATGTGAGTTTTAAAGGACCATTGGTCAAAGCCGATCTTGCAGATTCTCTTGACAACATCGCATGTGTGCATTTTGCATCCACGTTGAGCCTGGTATGCAACAACATCACGTTCCGCAGATGCACATTTGGCGGCACCACTTGGGCAGTCAGCACACCCAATCAAGTATCGGGTTGTTTGATCACAGAAAGCACATTTGACACGCTGTATCAAGGTGTGCAACTAGGAGATCCTGCACCTGTGAATGGTGGCCCTACTGGATTCCGTATTTTAGGAAATGTGTTCAACAACATCTATGCTGAAGGGATCTATATTGCAGCCAGCACAGTGATGAATGCCAGTGGTTACAATATGTTTTATGATGTGGGCAATCACTTCAATGGAACCACTGCACCTTCCACAGCGGTGATCAATTTTGTAGGCACTAACAATGTCAGTATCGGAGACATGTTCCAGCGCACAACTGCGTATTCTGTAACCTGGCCACGCATCAACGTCAACAATGGTGTTAACATAGCATTTGACAGCGCATCTCAAACTCAGCAAGGCACTTATGTTCGGCAAACTGGTGAATCGGTCACTGTGGCGAATAATGCGCTTAATCAAAACATCTTTACTTTTTTTGCGTCAGCAGTCAGAGCGGTGCAGATCAACTATACTGTTGTGAGAGACACCGGCACCCGCACAGGTGTCTACACTATCGTGGCCGGAACAGACAACGGTGGCACAGGATTGACCAGCAATGATACCGGATACCAAAACACATCAACTGGCGTGACCTTTTCTGTGACAGAAATAGCAGGACAAGTCAGCTGGTTGGCCAGCGCCACAAACACCGGCATCGCTGCCACTTTACATTACTCAATAACTCGACTTGCCTGATGTGGGGTTCAACCTTTGAACAACGCCTAGCGGCGTGGACAGCTTTGCGAGATCGTGTTCGCGATCTTCCCACATCCGATGCTCTTGAAGAAATCAACGCCTGGTGGCAACGAACTCCTTGGCGTGCTTATCACTTGCACTGGGACGATCGAACAGATTGGCCCGATCCCTGGCAACTTTTGAGCGACAATATCTATTGTGATCTTGCTCGCGGGCTGGGAATCCTGTATACTATCACTGTGCTGGATCGTGATGATATACAAGATGCTGAGTTGATAGAAACCGAACAGGGCAATTTAGTCCAGGTAGAGGGTGGGAAATATATATTGAATTGGGGTAGTGACCTTGAGTTAAATACCCATCTCCAACAAAGCAAACATCACATCGCGCAACGCGAAGTAAAACAACAATTATATTGAGCAGAAATGACACAAATCACAGTTATCAAAAGAAACGGTCAGAAAGAACTGTTGGCACTAGAAAAATGGCAGACGCAGATTGCCAAGGTGTGTTCGGGTATAGCAGACGTAAGTCAAAGCATGGTAGAGATCAAAGCACAAATGCATTTCTACGATGGTATCACAACCAAAGAGATTGACGGCATCACATTACGAGCCATAGTAGATCTGATCGACGTGGAATCAAATCCCGATGTAGGCCATACCAACTATCAGTATGTGGCCGGCAAGCAACGCCTATCAATGCTACGCAAAGATGTGTATGGCTCATACGATCCTCCTCATCTATACGAAATTGTAAAGAAGAATGTGGCCACTGGACTGTATACTCCTGAACTGTTGGAATGGTATTCAGAGGATGACTGGAACCGCATGAATGATATCATCGATCACGACAAAGATGAGGCTCTCGGCTATGCCGCCATTGAGCAGTTGATTGAAAAGTATTTGGTAAAGAATCGTGCCACCAAGGAAACATATGAAACACCTCAAGTTCGTTACATGGTTGCAGCGGCCACAGTGTTCCACAAGGAAGAGCCCAACACAGCCAGGATGCGCTACATCAAAGAATACTACAATGCAGCCAGTGATGGTTTGTTTACACTGGCTACCCCTGTGTTGGCTGGATTGGGAACACCTACCAAGCAATTCAGTTCTTGCGTTCTTATCCGTAGTGATGATGACTTGGATAGCATTTTTGCCTCAGGAGAGATGATGGCCAAGTATGCCAGCAAGCGAGCTGGCATTGGTCTTGAGATTGGAAGATTGCGTCCTTTGGGCAGTCCTATCCGTGGTGGAGAGATCATGCACACCGGCATGATTCCTTTCTTGAAGAAGTGGTTTGGTGACTTACGCTCGTGCTCACAGGGAGGTATCCGCAATGCAAGTGCTACTGTTTTTTATCCTATTTGGCATCATCAGTTTGATGATCTTATCGTGCTCAAGAACAACCAAGGCACAGAAGAAACTAGAGTCAGACACATGGACTATGGTGTGGTTCTATCCGCATTTTTCTGGCGGCGTTTTAAGAACAAAGAAAACATAACATTCTTTGACCCCAACGAGGTTCCTGACTTATATGAAGCATTTTACAAAAATACTCCGCTGTTTGAAGAACTTTACTGCCGATATGAAAAGCAGAAAGGCCTGCGTAAAAAGACGATGGCTGCGGAGGAAGTTTTCAAGAGTGGTATTCTCAAGGAACGAACAGACACTGGACGTATATATCTAGTGTTTATTGACAATGTGATGAGCCAAGGACCATTTGATCCAGAATATCACACCATCTACCAGAGTAACTTATGCTGTGAAATACTTTTACCTACTCGTTCCTTTAAGCGGTTGGATGATACTGATGGTCGCATCGCACTTTGCACATTGGGAAGTCTCAACTGGGGAGCCTTCCGTAATCCAGAAGATCTGCGTCGCGCTGCCCGCATTCTGCACCGTAGTCTCAATAATATTCTTGATTACCAAGACTTCTTATCCATCCAATCACAACTGTCCAACGATGAAATCCGACCACTGGGCATCGGCATCACCAACCTTGCCTACTGGCACGCCAAGCGAGGCCTGCGTTACGGGGAGAAGGATGCTCTAGCCGAGATCAAATCATGGATGGAACACATGGCATTCTATCTCACAGAAGCATCAGTGGAACTGGCACAAGAACGCGGCGCCTGCTTGGGCAGCAAACACACACGCTACGGCCAGGGAGTATTTCCTTGGGAACTCAGAGCCCAGGGTGTGAATGAACTTGCTGACTTTGCTCCGGAACTGGATTGGGAAACCCTACGCATCAATATGAAAACACATGGTGTGCGTAATGCCACACAGATGGCAGTGGCCCCTGTGGAATCCAGCTCAGTGGTGATCAACTCAACCAACGGCATTGAAATGCCTATGAGCCTGATCTCAGTGAAGGAATCTAAAGCAGGAAGTTTTGTTCAGGTGGTTCCTGAGTATCACAAGTTGAAAAACAAGTATCAGATGATGTGGGAACAAAAGGACTGCGAGGGCTATCTCAAGACCGCAGCAGTGATTGCTGCTTATGTGGATCAAAGCATCAGCACCAACACATTCTATAATCCTGCACACTTTGCAGATCGCAAAGTGCCTACCACACTGATAGCAAAGAATCTCATGCAGGCACATGTGTGGGGATTGAAAACTTTTTATTATAGCCTGATCAACAAACAAGGCAGCAAAGAAGTTGCCGAAGACGCTCCACTCATGCCTATTGATTTTGATGATGTGGAAGACTGCGAGGCATGCAAATTATGAGCAAACAACAATACAATCTCTCCACAAAGACTGATTATCTCAGCCGCAAGATGTTCCTGGACCCTGAAGGTCCTGTCACAATCCAACGCTTTGAAGAAGTCAAATACAACAAGATTCAAAAGATTGAACAGACTGCTCGCGGATTCTTTTGGGTGCCTGAAGAGATCAGTCTCAGCAAGGATGCCAACGACTTCAAGGATGCATCGGATGCTGTGAAACATATCTTCACATCAAACCTGTTGCGCCAAACAGCCTTGGACAGTCTACAAGGTCGTGGCCCGGCACAGGTATTCACACCTTGTGTTAGTTTGCCTGAGCTGGAAGCCTTGATGTATAACTGGAGTTTCTTTGAGACCAACATCCATAGCCGTAGTTACAGCCACATCATCCGCAACATCTACAACGTGCCCAAGGAAGTGTTCAACACCATACATGACACACAAGAGATTGTTGACATGGCAAGCAGCGTGGGCGACTACTATGATAAACTACATGAGCTCAACTGCTTCAAAGAAGTCAATCCAGGATCAGTTAGTGAAAAAAGTCACATTCGAGCAATCTGGATGGCACTCAACGCCAGCTATGCATTAGAAGCATTCAGGTTCATGGTGTCATTTGCTACCTCATTGGCCATGGTGGAGAACAAGATCTTCATTGGCAATGGTAACATCATCAGTTTGATCCTGCAGGATGAACTGCTGCACAAAGAGTGGACTGCATTCATGATCAACCAGGTCATCAAAGAAGATCCAAGATTTGCAGAAGCCAAGGCGGAATGTGAAACCGAAGTATATCAACTGTATCTGGATGTGATCCGAGAAGAAAAGACCTGGGCTGAATACTTGTTTAACAAAGGACCAGTGATTGGACTCAATGCCAACATCCTCAAGGACTTTGTGGATTACACAGCAGTGAGCGCACTCAAAGACATTGGCATTAAGTATCAATCACCTGCACCCAGGACCACACCCATACCTTGGTTCAACAAGCATTCGGACACAAGCAAGAAACAAACTGCACTGCAAGAGAACGAATCAACTAATTATGTTATCGGCGTTATGAGCGAAAGCCTTGACTACGACCAACTACCCAATTTGTAAGGAGAACACAATGAAAGCCATAGTCTGGAGCAAAGACAACTGCACCTTCTGTGATCAGGCCAAAGCTCTATTAGAGCAACGCAACATCGCATATGAAGAAAAGAAAATCGGGTATGGATACACCCGAGAGGACTTGTTGGAAGCTGTGCCCACAGCAAGAACAGTTCCACAGATTTTTGTGAACAACAATCACGTTGGCGGATTCACAGAACTGAGAAAATACATTGAAGAAACCGCCGGCGGATACGGAGATTAAATGCTAATAGACAAAGGCGTAAGCCCAAACGAAGTGGTCACATTCAAACTCACATCAGGTGAAGAACTGGTGGCCAGACTCAATGAAGAAACTGCCACACACTACAAACTTTCAAAACCCATGGTGATTGCCATGGGTGCAAAAGGCCCAGGACTCATGCCATATTTGTTCACTGTGTCACCGGACAAAGATATCTCTTTGAGTAAAACCACAGTGACCGTGGCAGTGGCTAGTGATAAGGCATTTGCTGACCAATACATGCAGAGCACTACCAATATACACCTGGGCTGATTTTTTGTCCCATAAATAACGCATGGGACATAGATTTGTGATCATGCAGAACAATCAGCTTGTTGAGTATGATCGATATGAAAATATCCCTGACGATTTTGATCATGTGATAGAATTCCTTCCTGAGATACCTCCTGAGCCACACACTCACGAGCAACATGAAGAGATTGATTCATGGCATGATAGATTTTTACGACTCATGAGGATTGAAAATGCCAGCAGCAGCAAGACAAGGTGACGCCGGGGTTCCACATTGTAGCCCATACAACATAGCCGCCGGCAGCGCCACGGTGTTTATTGACGGTAGGCCAGCGGCTAGAAAAGGTGATTCGGTAAGCATGCATCTCAAACCCAAAGGCGGCATTCCGCCCTGCGCCCCGCATGCACCCAGTATAGGTGGAGGCAGTCGATCAGTGTTTGTTGATGGTCGACCATTGGCCAGAGTGGGTGATGCAGTGAGTGGTTGCACCAGTATTGGTCAAGGCAGCGGAACAGTGATCTCGGGATAAAATGACTATAGGAATACTAACTCCATTACAGATGATTGCCGGTGCCACACTGAGCAATAATACCGGAGTGAGTGTTGCTAACACATGGACAGCAGCATATAGTGCGTATAGTAGCACTTCTCTGATCTCAACATATTTTACCGCAGTGAATGCTGCATATTCTAATACCGCTGCAAATATCTCCGCTGGCACACTCAGTTACATGGTCACATTTTGCACCGGCACTGTGCCTGCATTGGCCGACAACACTCCTGCAGCCTATTCCGGTTTGGGAACTAATGCTTTGTCAGGATTCACAGGCATAATCAACTCACAAGCAAATCAAGATCTCGGCAATGGCAGCACGACAGTTTTTGCTCAAATATTCCCGGCTGCACAGTCATATGTGGTTGCCACAAACGATTACATCAACAGCAGCATCAACAGCCAGACTTATCTTGGATCAACATTCACCAGCATGAATAGTTTGATCACTGGCAGTTTGACTGATGTGACATTGGCTATGGAAACATTTGGTGCTGATCTCACAGCACTGGGCAATCTAATTGATCTTGACAACCTGGGTAATTTTGGTTCACCGGCAGCATTGTTACGCCAGTTAAGCACACTGACCAGTCTTACTCCAGGAGTAAACTCTGCATTGATTCAAGCAGGACTTACAAATGACAATATCTCACAGCTCACTGATTCCAGCGTAAACGTAAGTGACAGTTATCAACGTCTGGCATACTTGGGTATGAAGAATGTTACTGGCACAGAACTAACGCAGGTGTTGGCCATATTTGGAGTGACCACACCTTATATCAAGACCATGGCGGATCTGTTGAATCCGGCAAAGATATTTCCAAACAGTTATCCCAGTCTCACAGTGAGAACCTACAATCAAAACATCACATCGGTGTTGCGAGCAATATATGATAACAACCAGGCCACAGTGAATTCTAAGTTGTTGCTGTATCTTCCACAGTTTGTGTTGACCCAAGGTAATCTCACAACCATACCATATCAGAGACTGGCGAGAATTGTGCCATCAGATCAAGCCCTGGCATCCAAGGCTATCCAGGTCAGTCTACAACAGATTAAAAATATCAGCAGTCTTAGTTTGCCTCAATTGGCCACAGCATTCAGCAACATGGAGACCACTAGAGATCTTCCTGCTATATCTGCGTTACAACAAGCTGTGCCTGCATCGGTAGCGGCATTCTATGCTGCGGATTATGCCACAGGCACTGGCCCCAATGGCACCTTGGTGTTGACAGATCTGATAGGAGCAGCAGTAGGCATACCCTATACTTCGGATCTTACCAATGTGACCACTACTATCAATTCCATGAACACAGCAGGCATATTTGGCACATTGATTGTGACTTATAACAGGATGACAGCCACGGTGAATGGCGATTACAATGTGGGCAATCTCGGTAATGTGGTTATTCCTCCCGGACCGGGTGCAGGATCATACGGCAACAGAGATGCGGCGTTGAATGCATTGATCAGTAATGCTGCGTCCGAAGTATCCAGCATCCAGGGTGCGTATCCTGCACAGAGTGGCAACCTTAATACTAATTTTACAGATATGGCTGCAAGCCTAACTCTTGAGAGAACCAATCTATCATTGGCCACTATCGACATCCCAAACTTGCCAACCACAGGTCGCGGACCTGTATTGGGATTTGTGCAAAACTTACCCATCTATGGTCAGAACACTGAGAAAAATGGACCTAGCCAATTCCTTGAAACTGTGGCTGATCTCAACACACAAGGCGGCCAGGCCATCGTGGCATGTTTAAGAGAGGGGCGTAATGCTGCGTTCCTTAATGCTGTAAATATAGGGTTGGATACATCTATTCCTGTTGCACCAACTGAGATTCCACCACAGGCAAATTTAATTCCTTCTACCTATTCTGAGGCAGAAGCAGCCAATTTGGTCGTAAAATAGCAAGGATATCAGTATTATTACTAAGTAATGTTGTGCCACAAGCACACCTAACAATTTTTAAAAAGGAAAAACTTCATGAAGAAATATGCTTTACTCTTGGCCCTGGCATTGGCCGCAAGTGCTGTATCAGCACAAACCGCTCCCCAAGTCAGTGTCTATGGCAAAGTTCGCGTGTATGAAGAATCATACACACTAGGCACCGCTAGTCCTCTTACTCGCTTAACTAATGATACCAGCCGACTGGGATTTAAGGCCACCGGTGATGTTGGTAGTGGTATTACTGCTACTGCCATTCTTGAAACTGGTGTGGCCGTAGATGCTCCAAGTGCCACCACACTGGGCGATCGTACTGCTCGATTTGACCTCAGCAACGATCTAGGTTCTGTGGGCATGGGTCGCGACAAGCACTCAGTAGCTCGTGCATTGGATAACTTCGATGTGTTTGGTAATGTGTATGGCACCATTGTGGGCACTGTGCATAATGCACAAAGCTCACGTGTTCAAAACGCGCTGTTTGTGAGCACCGCACCTGTGATGGGATTCAGTGCCAACTATCAGTTGGCCAACAGCGAAGTCGCTGGCACAGCCAATACCACAGCAGGCAGCATCGACTACACACACGGTCCATTCTCGGCCACATTTGCACGTTTTGATGATGGTATCTCTAGCTCCAGCAATATCGTTGGTGTGAAATACAATCTGGCTAGCACAGGAACCACTGTGTTTGGTTTATACAGCTACGACGTAGCATCCAACGTGAGCACAACCGGTAAGAGCATTGGTGTAAGCCAAGCAATCACCGGCCAATTATCTGTATTGGGCAACTACGGCGAAACCGATACTGGCAAAACCGGACGCGGAGTTGGTGTGCGTTATGATATGAACAAGGCCTTGGCTTTCCATGCTCGTTACAGCTTCATTGACACAACCACAGATGTCACACAATACGGTGTAGGCGTAGAATACAGCTTCTAAATTGTCTAACCAACAATGGAAAACCCTGCCAGGCAGGGTTTTTTTGTGGAATTGATTTAGCGCCGCAGGAAACTGCGTTTGATTAGATCTTGGATTGAATTTAGATCACAGCCAATGTCTAGCACTATGCGATGTTGATCTCCACGATTTATCACCCAATGGGGATATCGATAATTGTTGATCAAAAAAACATCACCTTGCTGTATGGGAACATTACCCCAATCTAGAAATCCAAACTCGCAATCATTGGGCCAGGTCACAGCCGCGTATATCTTGTTTAGACGTTTATCTCCTGTGCATAGATCATAGTGGGGCAGTAGATATCCGTAAGGACCTAATACATAATAACTCACAAGATTGATAGCATCATCATCCAAGAATGAATTTATCCATTTTCTTACTGGGTGATCATCTCCAATATGCCATCCAAACTCTACATCATTCCTGTATTTTTTACTTAACCCATCTTCATCTTCACTGCTGTCGGATGCAATTATGTCAGCCCACTGGTTCCAGTTGGTTGGGCCAAACAGGACTTTTCCGTCCCAGATATGATAGTTAGGGATTTCTGGAGGTTTTTCACCCCACAGGTCATGCCATCCGTTACTTGCAGCAATAGCATCATTTAATACTTGGGAAGGAAACTGTGGGATTGCAAGATCCAACTTTAACCACGGCATGCCAGATGACAGTATTGAATCTAACTGTAAGCAATTTTCTTTGCTGAGATCATTTAGTAATTTTTTAGTCATTAGGATTTTTCAATTTGGTTCTAAAATGCCATATGGGTAAATAAATCTCCAATTCATATACTCCATTGAGATCAAATCGTGTGCCTGGGCAATAATAACGTGGACTAGATCGATGATCAAAATCAATATCATCGTAATCAGGATATTGTTTTCCCAACAAGATCACACTGTCTAGTCGTATGTGATCTAGTTCTATGTTGGTCATGTGTAACCATGTAGGCAAAGGATCGTCCCAACCCTTGCCTGAAAATCGAACTACCAAAGTATCAAATGGTTTGAATTTTAGATCACATATTATTTTACCCGCGCCCGACTGGACTTCTTGCACATGAGAAAATCTTTCAAATCTTGTGCCCACAGATATTTTGGGGGTGCATCCGTTTATTTCTGAGATGTAATCTATCTCTACATGGGTCATAAGTGTATATATTCCAACCAGACGTGCCAACAAACAATTACAACTTTTTATGGTAGAATTGCAACAATCGTTGTGATTTTTTGATTGACCAGTATTGCCCAAACTGCTATAATATGGGCATGTTCAGTAAAAAGGACTCAAGATGTTTTTTTTAGGATTGCTGGTTGGTATCGTAGTTGGTGCTTATCTAATGATTGTTGTAATCGTCCATACTCACTATTTGGGGTAATCAAAAATGAGCAAAATGTCTGACCTATACATGGAAGTGGAAACCATGTTGAACGAGGGCGAGCACCCTGCCCGCATCGCTCGTCGCTTGGGCGTGCCTTTGGGCATGGTTTATGATGTGCTGGAAAGCATGCCAGCCGACGATGAAATCGCAACTGAAGTTGGTGAAATCGGTTGACCCGTATTGTTCAAACTGCTATAATACACACATAGACAGCAACAAACAGGAGTTCCAAATGCAAGTTACTATTGACATCCCCAAAAAAGTTCTAAACAACATCAAACGATCTGCCGAGGTTTACGGCAATGTGACC